AGGAGTATTCACTTGAACGGTATAAAAACGGTAATGCTACCAATTCGCCGGCACCGAACTTTGAGGACTTTAAGGCACCAGCACCCAAGTTTAAGAAGTCGCTTACGATTCCTTCAATTGAATCGCTACCAGATGGCCATTTTGCTAAGACATACGTGGAAGCAAGACAAATACCACAGGCCTTTTATTCAGAATTATATTACGCAGAAGATTTTAAGAAGTTCGTGGAAAGCCTCAATCTTGAGAAGGACACCCTCAAAGGGGACGACCCACGCCTGGTAATACCATTTTATGATGAAGATAAAAATCTAATAGCATTTCAAGGCCGTGCCTTAGGTGAATCTAAGTTAAGATACATCACCATAAAGATGAATGATGATAATCACAAGGTCTTTGGTCTTGATAGGATCAACAAGGAAGAGACTATCTATGTCGTGGAAGGTCCTATTGACTCCATGTTCTTGGAGAACGCCATCGCAACTGCCGATGCAAATTTGATGTCGGCATCTAAATTATTTGACAGAACAAAAATAGTTTTGGTTTATGACAATGAGCCTCGGAATAAAGAACTACATAAGCAGATGGAGAAAGCTATTGATGAACATTATGCTGTTGTTATTTGGCCAGAATTGATTGTAGAAAAGGATGTGAATGAAATGGTTTTGAATGGTGGTTTCTCACCTGACGAAATACAAGATTTTATAAGTAAAAGTACCTTTGTGAATCTTAGAGCAAAGATGGAATTTATTAATTGGAAAAAAAGATAATAAGGGATAAATGGAAATATGAATGAATATCTAGGTATAAAGATAGATTTAGAAAGAGACAAATTATTCGATGAACTCGGAATCAAAAGACTACAAGAATCGTATATGCGAGATGACGAAATTTCTCCGCAACATAGATTTGCCTTTGTATCAAAAACGTTTTCAACAAACGATGAACATGCTCAAAGGCTGTATGAATACTCATCACAACATTGGCTCTCCTACTCAACACCAATCTTATCGTTTGGTCGCTCTAAGAGAGGAATGCCCATTAGCTGTTTTCTTAACTTCATTGAAGACACAGCGGAGGGACTAGTTGACAACTTATCAGAAACTAATTGGCTCAGTATGCTCGGCGGTGGTGTGGGTATTGGTTTTGGTATTAGGTCTGCTGATGATAAATCTACTGGTGTTATGCCGCATCTTAAAATTTATGATGCAAGTTCTTTGGCTTATCGTCAAGGTCGTACTCGCCGTGGTTCTTACGCCGCTTATCTTGATATATCTCATCCTGATATAATTGCATTTCTAGAAATGCGGAAACCAACAGGTGACCAAAATCAACGGTGTTTAAATTTACATCACGGTATCAACATCACCGATGAATTCATGGAAATCATTGAGAAGTGTATGTTGGATTCTGATTATGATGATAAATGGGAATTAAAAGATCCACATTCTGGTGAAATCCGTGAAACTGTATCAGCCAAACACCTATGGCAACAGATTATTGAATATCGTATGCACACAGGTGAACCATACATTCACTACATTGATACAAGTAATAGAATGTTACCACAGTTTCTAAAAGACAAAGGTTTGAAAGTACATCAATCAAATCTATGTTCCGAGATTATTTTACCAACGAATGAACAACGAACTGCTGTATGTTGCTTATCTAGTTTAAATTTAGAGACTTATGATGAATGGAAAGATAATAAACTCTTTCTACGTGATGTAGCTGAAATGCTTGATAACGTGCTTCAATATTTTATTGATAATGCTCCTGACCATATTGCTCGTGCCAAATATTCTGCTAGCCGTGAACGTTCTATTGGCATTGGTGCTTTGGGTTTCCATGCTTATCTCCAGCGAAAAGGTATTGCGTTTGAAGGTGTTATGGCAAAAGTAACCAATAACAGAATATTTAAAACAATTAGGGAGGGTTTAAATGAAGCAAATCTACAACTCGGTATGGAACGTGGTGAAGCACCCGATGCTGAGGGTACTGGCCAGCGTTTCAGTCATCTTATGGCTATTGCTCCAAATGCTTCTTCGTCTATCATTATGGGAAATACTAGCCCTAGCGTTGAGCCTTATCGTGCTAACGCTTACCGTCAGGACACTTTATCTGGAGCATTTCTAAACAAGAACAAATGGTTGGATAAAGTTATTCAGGATAAATTATCAAGTGAATCTGGTAGTTTATCACAAGATGATTACAACGATATCTGGTCATCGATTATTGCTAATGATGGTTCTTGCCAACACTTAGATATTTTAACTGATGATGAAAAGGCAGTATTCAAAACATCTATGGAAATTGACCAACGATGGGTAATTGAATTGGCTGCCGATAGACAACAGTATATTGACCAAGCACAGTCATTGAATTTATTCTTTAGACCAGATGCACATATTAAATATCTTCACGCCATTCATTTTATGGCGTGGAAAAAAGGACTTAAAACTTTATACTACTGCCGTTCTGAAAAGATTGGTAAGGCTGATAAAGTTTCTAAGAAGATTGAACGACAAGTTATCAAAGAGCTTGATATGACACAAATTGCTCAAGGTAACGATTGTATTGCATGTGAAGGATAAATTATGATTAAAGAGAAAATATCTCGGGATAATATCGAGGTGCGTTATAGACCGGATATGATTTTCAATGAAAGTTCTTTACAAATGGAAGGTAATCATTTTTTACCTGAAAACTTTCCTGGTAAAAAGACATATATATTGACAGATGTACCATCCTTGGTTAAACATGAGAGTAAATTAGGACCCATGATTAAATCATTGGATGGTTTTTCAAATGATGATATTTCAAAATCTGTATTTTACATTTATTTTAATTTTGACAATGAAGCATTACCATCATTAAAGAGAATTAGGCAAAATGGTGGTATTTTTATACCTCCTGTGTTGACAGGTAAAATAGAATATCATTGTGCGAATAGTTATGCCTTTGATTCTATTATCACATCACAACATAAATCACATAGAATTTCACATGTTAATGCTGCAGTTTGGAACAATATCTGTGAAGCATTAGATATTACTAGAAAACTAAAAGGTGATTATGTGGAAATTGGTGTATTTCGTGGTGGTTCAGCATTACTTGCCATGAATTGTATTGACTTTATGCGGCAAGATAATATAATTAAAGAACGTAAAGTATTTTTGTTAGATACCTTTAACGGTTTCGATTATGATGAAGCTCAAAATAGTCCAGACAAAATTTGGAAGAATACACACAAAATATTTGGCGCAGAGGAAACAATAAATTATCTAAAAGAAACCTTTAAAGATGTTGATACAAAGTATGAACTAATAAAAAGTAATATTTGTAAAGATAATTTACCGGATGATATTAAAGAAATTGTTGTAGCAAATATTGATGTTGATATGTATGAACCAACTCTTGATTCTTTAAATAAGGTTACAGATTTGGTTGTAAAAGGTGGTATCATTATATGTGAAGATGCTGCGTCTACTCCAGGTTTATACGGAGGTTACTTAGCCATGGAAGAATTTTTAGAATCAGAAAAAGGAAAGTCTTACATTAAGGTGTTCAAAGGCGGCCAATATTTTCTAATTAAACAATAAGGTGAACTAAATGAAAAGAATATTAAGATTTACAGCATCATGGTGTGGACCATGTAAAACATTGGCAGAAAATTTGGAGAGAGCACAACTCAAAATGCCAATTGAAGTAATTGATATTGATGTACACGAAGATATTGCCAATCAGTATGGAATTCGTTCTGTACCATGTTTGGTGATGTTGGATGGAAATATTGAAATGAAACGAATAATTGGTTCTAAACCAGCAGGCCAATTAAGAGAGTGGGCATCATGATTAAAAAAGCAGTAGCACAAAAGTTAAATGAACAGAGAAATTATTTCAAACCTTTCAACTATCCATGGGCTTATGATGCTTGGTTGAAACATGAACAATCCCATTGGCTTCACACAGAAGTTCCAATGGCCGAAGATGTTAAAGATTGGAAAAAGAAACTATCAAATGAAGAAAAACAATTTCTCACCCATATATTTCGCTTCTTTACTCAAGGAGATATTGATGTTGCGGGTGGCTATGTTAACAATTATCTACCTTACTTTCCGCAGCCGGAAGTAAGAATGATGTTGATGGGCTTTGCTGCACGGGAAGCCTTACACATTGCTGCATATTCACATCTAATTGAAACTCTTGGTCTACCAGAAGCCACATATAATGAATTCTTTGAATATCAAGAGATGCGTGATAAACATGATTATGTTTTAGATTTGGCTGCACAAAATACAACTAAGGAAAATACTGCAACCCATATCGCCGTATTCTCTGCGTTTACTGAAGGTATGCAGTTATTTTCCTCTTTCATTATGTTGTTGAATTTTCCACGACAGGGTAAGATGAAAGGTATGGGACAGATTGTAACTTGGTCTATTGTTGATGAAACTCAACATGCAGAATCTATGATTAAGTTATTCCGCACATATATAGAAGAAAATAAAGAGATTTGGAATGATGAACTCAAAGGACGCATTTATAGCATTGCAGAAAAAATGGTTGAACTGGAAGATAAGTTTATTGACCTCGCCTTTTCTATGGGCGCTATGGACGGTCTATCTAGTGAAGATGTCAAAAAATATATCCGTTATATTGCTGACAGGCGTCTTATATCTCTTGGTCTTAAAGGCATTTTTAAAATAAAGAAGAATCCTCTACCTTGGGTGGAGGAAATGATTAATGCTCCAACACACACCAACTTCTTTGAGAATAGAGCAACCGATTATGCAAAAGGTGCTCACTCAGGAGATTGGGGTGATGTGTGGGCTCACTAAGGAAAAACAATGAGTACAAAAGAAGTAACAGGAGAATGTTCTAGTTGTGAATCAACTTATGACATACAATATATGGAAGAACTAACATCCGAAGAATACCCACAATTTTGTCCATTTTGTGGTGAAGCCATAGACGAATTAACCGAGTCAGACTATATAGAGGATGAAGATGACTTGGATAAAGAGGAATGGGACAACTAAATTGGACATATGAGAAAGTATTATTTACAGAAGATATGATTGGTGACAATTATGGTTTCGTTTATGTTATCACAAACGAAGTTTCTGGTAAAAAGTATATTGGTAAGAAATTTTTCTATTCAGCTAAGACCAAACAGGTCAAAGGCAAGAAAAAAAAGATAAAAGTACCAAGTGATTGGCAAACTTACTACGGTTCCAATGAGGAATTAAAAAAAGATGTTATAATGCATGGCAAAGAGTCTTTTCGTAGAGAGATAGTTCACCTATGTAAATCCAAAGGTGTATGTGGATATCTCGAAGCAAAAGAACAGTTTGTCAATGGAGCACTTGAATCCGAGGATTATTACAATTCTTGGATTATGGTAAGAGTTAGAAAATCACATATTAAAGGTTTACAATGTTAGATGGTATGCAAGAGCTTGGAGAATTTGATGCTATATTCTTCATGCCAACAGAAAAGAATAATGTACACATACAATCGAATGTTTATAAAAACAAAGGTATGCCAATAGAAGGTAATATTGTTGGTGATAAATGGCATATTATATTATTTCAAGAAGATGATGAAGAAAATGATGAGAAATTAGTTATCAAAAATTTTGATACATTTGAAGCCATATTTTCGGATCCTAGAGAAT